CATTAAGTGATGAAAATCGATTGATTCTTCAACTTCTGTTTTTTCTTTTAAATAACCATCAGGTCTTGCTTGCATACCTGGAGCGTCTGTTTCAGTTGGTCTAAATTTAAATTCTCCTTCTGCTACACTAGCGGCATCACCATAAACTTGATCCATAAATTCACCTGATTGAACTGTGAAATTAGTACCTCGTACTTGGATACTTTTTGGATTTTGGAAATCTTTTTTAATATCTGTTACTCCTTCTTTTGGTTCACTTCTATAATTTCTAGAAGCACCTATAGGCCTATTTGGCGAATTAGAAGTAATTCTATATTCAATAGTAAAAGTCTCGGGAGTAATTTCAATTATGTTAAAATGAAGTTCTTCACCGGTACTACCTATGTTAGCAGTAGTTGCTGTATGATCAAATAGTCTATTACTGATCTTATAGGGGTTTACATCTTCGTTAACGAAGTCTTTTAATTTATACTTTGCCATATTATCTTAAGCAACAAATACCTGTTTGAGTGCAAATGATTTCGTATAATAACGAATTTGCATTGTCGTATTTGTTTTGGTTTTTATTTTTATAATTTATACCTTCATTAATTACGCCTTCAGCTAAACCAACTGGTTTCATGAATGCACCATAAGTTGATGGTGTAGAAACGAAATCCCAACATAATAGTTCGAAATCGTCTTGTACTTCAACTGTACCTTCTCCTAATGGCTGTACTGAACCCATACCACGAGAAGAAATACCAACGGTAATATTATTTAGGAATAATGATTTTAAGATATTACCACTTGGAGTAGGTAATACTTCAATTCTACCTACTAAATCATCTCCGTCCCACCATAAATCTAAGATATTATGGCAAGCATTCTTTAAGTTAATAACTGATGATTCAGGGTGGTCTAATTCGCCTAATGCTCTATTTTCAGCAATGGGTCCTTTAATATATTTGTCTACTTCACGAAGTAAAACTTGTTTAGGATAAACACGACCATTTTGGTTTTTTGCTTCTGCACGTTGTACTAATCCTTCTACAACCAAGTTCTTAGAAGAACGTTTAGCCGCCTCACTCAACATTTGAGGAGTTGGTTTAAACGACATGTATTCTATAAGTAATTGTTTAGCCATATTATTATCCTTGAGCTTCTGCTGCTGCTTCTTTTGCTTTAATATCAGCTAATTTTTTTTCAGCATCAGCGGTTTCTTTTTTCTTTTGAGCTACTGCTTTTTCTGCTTGAGCAATTTGGTCATCTAAAGCACCTTCTTCTAAAGATTTATCTTTTTTTTCTTTAATTGCTTTTACTTTATCGTCTGATTTTAATGCTTTTTTTAAGGCTTCTTTCATTTTTTCAGCAGATGATTTTTTAGGAGCTTCATTCATATCTCTTTGAGCTTGCACCCAAGCGTCTGAATTATACATTCTATCCATTGCCGTAGGAGCTTGTCCTGGTTCTTTAACTGCTATTTTATTTACTAAGTCAGCATAATCTTCTAGCACATCGTAGTTTTCAAGAACGTCTTTAATTACATTGATAGCTTTTTTAGATATCATAGTATCATCCGGTTCTGTATAAGCAACAATTATATCTTCTACTACTTGGTATAAGTCTTCCTTACCCCAATCAGCAACGATTGCGTCTAATAACTCATATAAGCCTTTTATTACTGGAAAATCAGGATCGTTGTGGTGTTCTTTTACTTTTGATTTTTTTTGTGCTAACTTTTCGCGTAAAATTTCTTCAATACCTTCTTTAATGGTTTTAAATGAGCCAGTTACACCTTTAGCTTTAAATTCGCTAACACCTTTTGGTTTTTTAGTACCCGCTTCTTTTTTACCTAAATCATCTTTAACGTTTGATTTAGCGTCTTTTTTTAATTCTTTCTTTATATAGCCATCTGCTTTTCTACCTTGCATTTCAGCTTTAAGATTTTTTTCTAAACTTTTTCCAGCAATTTCAATTTCAATATAGTTTCCAGTATCCGCTGTTGGTTTTAAACCAGCATATAATTTAGTATAATAGTTAGCATCTTTAGTAATATTTTTTAATACTATCTTTTGAGCAGCTAATACTTCTTCTTCAGTTAAATCTGTTCTAACAGCGTTATCAGCCATATCTAATTCATAGTTCATACCTTTAGAGTATTCATATGGATTTACCATATCAATAGTCTTAGATATTACTTCAACATCGCCATATTTTTTACCATCGGCTTCGTTGATAATACCTTTGTTTTTAAGGATTTTAACTGCGTCTTCGTATGAAGTCATATTAGTAATCCAAGGTAAATTAGAATCACGTCTTACTTCGTATAGAAATTTCTGGTTGCTAATGTCACCAGTTTTGTGTTTGATATAAAGTTCTTTCGTTGTCATGTATATAAATATTAGCGGCCTTGCCCACGATATGTTTTAGGGCGAGGAGTGTGTTTGTTATACGATTTTTGTGCGCTACCTGTTTTGCGTTTGCCAAATGTTAATTTTTGGCTGCTACCTGCTGCTTTTACCTTTGCCATTATTGAACTAAACGTTTAATTTTATTGTTTGTTTCTTGTACCTTAGCTGAAATTTTTGATAATGCTTCTTTAGTTCTATTTAAATAACGAACTTCATTAACATCTGATTTCATTTCGGATTTCATTTTTTCAGTGTAATCAACTAATTTGTTGATTTCATCTATTTTTCTACGAATTTCTCTAACCGCTCTATGCATTTGCTCACTTGGAGTTCTTACTTGAGTTGTTCTTTTAAATTCGCTATAACGAGCTTCGTTTACAGGTAATGGATTTTTTTCTTGTTGTCCATTAGCCCAGTCATAATCAGCATCATCATTTGTTTTACCAAATGTATCGTCTTCTTCTTCGTCAATTTCATCACTATCATCTCCACTATCGTCATCTTCTTTCATTAAAAGACTTTGTACAATCTTAACTACTTTATCAGCAGTTAAATGTCCGTCTCTATATCCTTTAAATAATAATTTTTTAACGTCTGGATCTAATTTAGGATTATTTAATGTAGCAACTACTACATCTGTATTTTCATTAACTGAAGATGATTGTGACTTTAGATATTCTATTCTTTTTCTTAATTGATCCATTTGTGCATCAGCACCTTTACTTCCGTATTGGTTAGACCAACGTGTAAGTCTACGTAATTCATCTTCTAAATCAGATATACTATTGTAATCTGGTCCGCTATCTTCCATATCAAATTCATCATATTCTTCCCACATTTCTTTATATGTGATTGCTTTTGAAGGACGATTTGGAATTGATGGAGCAAAATGTGTTCCGAATGTTTTATTATAATCTTTAGCAACTCTAGGAAATGCCTTTGGAGCAGCATATTGAGCTCCGGTGCCCGGAGTAGCAGATGCGGAACCACCAGTTCCGGACATCTCGTTTGTTTTTTTCTTAACTAATCTAATTTTAGCCATTATTGACTTTCTTAAGTTCGTTTACTAATTCTTGGTATTGAAGTAAAGCTGAAACTTGTTCGTCTTTAATTTTCTTTGATTCCAAGATTGGATTAATTAATGTTATAACTTCTTGAACCTTAATTTTAGTTACAGGTTCGTCTATTGATTTTAATATTCCTAGTAAATCTAATTTAACCTTTTGAAATTTTTCGTTTAAGAATTTTTTTAATTTAGTAGAATCAGATACACTTTGAATGTATTCTTTTAATACTTCTTTTTGTTCGTCAGTTAAATTAGCAAACTTTTTATTGAAATTTTCAAGCATTACCTTTTGAACAAGGAAACGTGTTCCTCTATCTTGTTGTAAAAATTCTTCTACAAGTGGTGATAAACTAGTAGCTACTGTACTTTTTGTTAAGTGCTCTAGTATATTAATCTTGCTTGATATAATTGTTTCGGGATTCTTGAATTTTTTATCTGAATACGATTCAAATAACACGTAGATTGAAGCTAATGTTTTGTAATTATTAATTTTAGCTTTGAAGAAATCATCAATATCATAATTGTTTTTGATTTCTTTAATTAAATTGAATTTCTCTTTATTTAATTGAGTTCTGTCAATTTTTCCTGATAGTTCTAATACGGTTGAAATAACCACGTTAGCGTTTTGTTCAGTTAGTTGCTCAGAATTAGCAAAAGTTTGATACAATTTATTTTCTTTGGCAATTTCCGAATTCATGAAATATTTTTTAATCAAACCCAATGCCTTGGAGTTTTGATTAGCCATTGAATCCGCCGTAATTTGACGAACCAATAATTCAAAAAGAATACCGGTATTTTTAAATTTACTATGTTTAACTTTCATATGTAGAATGCTACTAATTATAAATATTTGAATTATTTAATTTCCTCGCGGATATTATCCTCGTTTAGTAAACCACTTTGTTCAAATAAATTAATTTTTCGCGAATTTTTCAAATTATCAAACATAGTTTTATTTTGTAAGAACATAGCCTTGGTTCCCGTAGATTCAAGCCTCATGTTATTACTTGTATTTGCACGAGTTTTAACATTATACTTGTCCATTCCATCAGCATCTTTGCCAGGACCTTTAAGGTCATTTTTACCTAATCTATCGCGTCCAAAATTACTATCTTGGTCGTTATGATCAACACCTTTTTTAGGTCTTCCTGGGATTGGTTGTTCAGGATATTGATCGTTATCTTCATCATATCCTTGAGGTACATCTTCTTTAGTTTGGGTTGTTTGTCTACCTTTACCATAAAGTGATGCTAATTGGTGAGGTGTACCATATGCTTCACCTGTTTCTAATGGATCGTTACCTTCAGTTTTAATTTGTTCGTATCTAAACTCACGTTTCTTATCTTCGGCTAATAAATCTCTAATTTCACTTATTTCATCTTCTGATAAGTGTAAAATATTATCGTAGATCCAATCAGTAGGCATTAAGTTATTTTCCATAATGCTACCCGCTAATTCAATCTTAGATTTTAATAATTCAATACGTTCTTGATCGTATATGATTGATGGTGTAGTTAATGACAATTCAAAGTTTGTCAATTGTTCATTAGTATATCCTTGAGAATATAAGTGAACTAAACCAATTTTAGTTAATTCACTAACCAATATCTTTTGAATACGTTCAATTGTGCGAGCAAAACGAATATCTTCAGCCGCTAATGTAGCTTTACCACTTAATTCACCTTCATAGCCTAAATACGCTTTAGGGATTTTTAAGGCGGAGAAAAGTTTATCACGTAAGTATGTTACGTCTTCGATAGCCGCATATTCAAGACCCTTTGTAGTTTCAATTTTGGTCGTTTGATCACCACCACGAACGGGGATATAAAAATCCTCAAGTACGTTCTGCATGTTGTATCTTAGGTTATATTGACCAGTTTGAGGATCAACTACTGGAGTTTTCTTCATTTTACCAATCATCTTCTGCATGTAACCTTCTACTTCGTTAGGTGGAATATTACCCACGTTAACATAGAATACTCTTTTTTCAGGAGCACGAACAATACGATGAATTAACATCGCATCTTCCATTAATACTAATTGCTTATATAATTTACGACCTGGTTCTAGATAAGAGCGGCCATAAGGTAAATAGTTAAAGTCACTTAATAATCTAAAGTGAGCCATTTCGTAGTTATCAAAATAAACACCCTTACCTTCTGAATCAATAATAGGAGTTGATAACACATACCCTAATGGTGATGTTGCTTGAGATGTTGGATCATATTTGAAACGTACTGATTGTGGTTTGTGTAAATCATATCCTTCTTCTCTTAAAATATTATAAGATGAGAACGGAATAACACCATATACACCAAATTTTTCACTAATTTCTAATTTAAGATAGAAATCACCATACTTACACATATTACGAGTCCAAGACCATAAATTAAACTCAATATTTAATATATCATAGTATAAGTTATATAAAATCTTTTGAATTGTTTCGTCACTACTTCTAATTTGTAATACTTCACCTTGTTCATTGCGTAAAGTACATTCATCTGCTACGATATCAAGGGCAGATGCACAAATAGCATCTGTATCCATTGCTTCATAGTCAG